TTTATACAAACGGGTGGCAAAAGTTTATCGAGTACAACATTGTTGACGTAGAACTCGTCGATAGGTTGGAAGATAAGATGAAACTTATTGAACTCGCCCTCACTATGGCATATGATGCAAAGGTTAATTACATTGATGTTTTCTATCAGGTCAGAATGTGGGATAATATTATCTACAACTACCTGAAGAAAAATGACATTGTTATACCCCCTAAGAATAGATCATCAAAGAACGAAAAGTACGCGGGGGCGTATGTCAAGGAACCGATTCCGGGAAAGTATGATTGGGTGGTCAGCTTTGACCTTAATAGTTTGTACCCTCATCTTATTATGCAATATAATATCTCCCCAGAGACGCTCTGTGACGAGAGACATCCAAGTGCGACAGTTGATAGAATACTTGAGGAGAAACTAAACTTTGAGATGTACAAGGACTATGCGGTATGTGCTAACGGGGCCATGTACCGGAAGGATGTTCGTGGGTTCTTGCCTGAACTAATGGAGAAGATGTATGGAGAGCGTGTTATCTTCAAAAAGAGAATGCTTAAAGCAAAGCAGCAGTACGAGAAGACGCCTACTGAAGCACTTAAAAAAGAGATCTCTCGATGCAACAACATTCAAATGGCGAAGAAGATTTCTCTTAACTCTGCTTATGGTGCTATTGGTAATCAATACTTCAGGTATTACAAACTAGCAAATGCAGAAGCAATTACTCTATCTGGGCAGGTAAGTATCCGCTGGATTGAGAATAAGATGAATGATTATCTAAATAAGCTGTTACAAACAGAAGAAACCGATTATGTTATCGCATCAGATACTGATTCGATATATCTTAATCTTGGACCTCTTGTTGATAAATTTTTTGCTAATAGGTCTGGCGACAAAGCAAAGATTGTGGGCTTACTTGATATGGTGTGTTGTGACAAGTTGGAACCGTACATCGACAAGTGTTATGAGGAACTTGCGGTCTATGTATCGGCATATGATCAGAAGATGCAAATGAAGCGGGAGAATATCGCTGATCGCGGTATTTGGACTGCTAAGAAACGATATATTCTAAACGTATGGGATAGTGAGGGTGTTCGTTATGAAGAACCCAAACTCAAGATGATGGGCATTGAGGCTGTAAAGTCTTCTACTCCAGCACCTTGTCGTAAGATGATTAAGGATGCACTCAAGTTGATGATGAGTGGAACTGAGGACGAAGTGATTGATTTTATTGATAATGCTAGGAGCACATTTAAGTCTCTTCCTCCAGAGCAAATATCATTCCCACGATCTGTCTCTAATGTAGATAAGTATAAATCATCTTCTGATATCTACGCCAAAGGAACGCCCATTCATGTTCGTGGGGCACTCCTATTTAATCATTATATCAAACAGAATAAGTTGAATAACAAGTACTCTCTTATTAAAAACGGGGAGAAGATTAAGTTCTGCTACTTGAAGAAACCAAACATCATACACGAGAATATTATTTCGTTCATACAAGAGTTTCCGAAAGAGTTAAACCTTGACAAATATGTTGATTATGACCTACAATTTGAGAAGTCATTTCTTGAACCTCTCAAGTCTATTCTAGATTCGATTGGTTGGGAAGTAGAAAAAACAGTAAACCTTGATTCCTTCTTCGCATAATAAATTTATAATATGATTGACTTTCTAAAAGAAATTGTAAAAGAAATCGGCGACGACTTTACACAACTTGCATCAAATATTGACGATACGGAAAACTATGTTGACACGGGTTCTTACATTTTTAACGGACTTGTTTCAGGGTCTATTTTTGGCGGTGTATCTGGGAATAAGATTACTGCCATCGCTGGTGAGTCTAGCACTGGAAAAACTTTCTTCTCGCTTGCAGTTGTCAAGAACTTCTTGGATTCTAATCCTGACGGGTATTGTTTATATTTTGATACTGAAGCCGCTGTTAACAAGTCTCTTCTCGCAAGTCGGGGCATTGACCTTGATCGGTTGGTCGTAGTCAATGTAGTCACAATTGAAGAGTTTAGATCAAAGGCATTGAAAGCCGTTGATATGTATTTAAAAAAGTCTGAAGAAGATCGCAAACCTTGCATGTTTGTGTTAGACTCTTTAGGGATGCTCTCAACAGAGAAAGAGATTACAGACGCACTCAACGACAAACAAGTCCGCGACATGACCAAGTCTCAATTGACCAAAGGTGCATTCCGTATGCTGACTCTTAAGTTGGGTCAAGCCAACATCCCAATGATCGTTACCAATCACACCTATGATGTCATCGGCGCTTATGTCCCAACTAAAGAAATGGGAGGTGGCAGTGGTCTCAAGTATGCCGCTTCTACTATCATTTATTTGTCCAAGAAGAAGGAGAAAGACGGCACCGATGTCGTTGGAAACCTTATCAAGGCAAAGACTGCTAAGTCGCGTTTAAGCAAGGAGAATAAAGATGTTACGATTCGTTTGTTTTACGATGAGCGTGGTCTCGATCGCTATTATGGTCTACTTGAACTCGGTGAACTGGGAGGTTTATGGAAAAATGTAGCAGGTCGGTATGAAATAGACGGCAAGAAAGTCTATGCTAAAGCCATCTACAAAGACCCAGAACAATACTTTACTCCAGAGGTAATGGAGAAACTTGATCAAATTGCACAAAAGGAATTTAGTTATGGAGAAAGTTGAGGTTCTGATTCTTAGAAACCTTTTATATAATGAAGAATATCTCCGCAAAGTAATTCCTTTTATCAAACCAGAATACTTTGAGGACATCAATCAAAAAGTAGTATTTGAAGAAATACTCAAATTTGTTCAGGAGTACAACACACCAACAACAAAAGAAGTGCTGTGTATAGAGGCTGAAAAAAGGTCTGATATCACGGATTCTTCTTTTAAGCAGATTACACAACTAATCAGTTATCTGGAAGATGTTCCAACTGATTATGATTGGTTACTTAATACAACAGAATCCTGGTGTAGAGATCGCGCTATATATCTTGCGTTGATGGAATCCATTGCACTTGCCGATGGAAAAGATGAGAAGAAAGATAGAGGAGCAATTCCAACCATTCTTTCTGATGCTCTTGCAGTTTCCTTTGATACGAATATTGGACATGACTATCTTATCGACTACGAAAAACGGTTTGAACTCTATACTACGAAAGAAGACCGAATTCCATTTGACCTTGAGTATTTTAACAGAATTACAAAGGGTGGTTTACCTAACAAGACTCTCAATGTCGCTCTTGCCGGTACAGGTGTCGGTAAGTCTCTGTTCATGTGCCACATGGCTTCTTCCGTACTCCTTTCGGGACGTAACGTGCTCTACATCACGCTTGAGATGGCTGAAGAAAAGATTGCAGAGAGAATTGATGCTAACCTTCTTAATGTACCCATTCAAGAAATCTCAGAACTCCCAAAAGTAATGTTTGAGAATAAGGTAACAAACCTTGCAAAGAAAACTCAGGGAACTCTTATAATTAAAGAATATCCTACAGCATCAGCGCACAGTGGACACTTTAAATCACTTCTTAACGAACTTGCACTTAAGAAGTCATTTAGACCTGATATTATTTTCATTGATTACCTTAATATATGTGCTTCCTCGCGTTATCGCGGAAACAGCACTGTCAATTCATATTCTTATATTAAGTCTATTGCTGAAGAGCTTAGAGGATTGGCTGTTGAAGCAAACGTCCCTATCGTATCTGCCACGCAGACCACTCGTTCTGGTTTTGGTAGCTCTGATGTTGACCTTACTGATACTAGTGAGTCCTTTGGTCTCCCTGCTACTGCTGATCTTATGTTTGCCCTTATTGGTTCAGAAGAACTTGAGGGGTTGGGGCAAATTATGGTGAAGCAACTGAAGAATCGTTATAATGATCCTACAGTATTCAAGCGGTTTGTGGTTGGTATTGATCGTGCAAAGATGCGTTTATATGATTGTGAACAAAGTGCTCAGGAAGATATCCTTGACAAAGGTGAAGAAGAAGAGTATAGTTATGAAGAACCAAAACCAAAGAAATCCTTTGATGGATTCAAGTTCGAATAATATGGGACTTACCACAAGACAAGAACAATCAAAACTGGCACTATCAGAGTGTCCTCACTATTATGAAATGACTCTATCAAATGGATCAAAGCGACATTGTGGTACTATGAAAGATGTTGAGTGTATCTTGAGTATATATCCAGACGCTATCTATTCCAAGGTTTTGTTACCACACCCACCACAAACTGTAGACGTTCCTTCTGTTGCAGTTGACCCAGATCCAGAATTAAAACCGCAACACTCTTTACCAGAATCTGAACTTATAGAACTAGAATTATGACCGTTTCGACTCCCCAAGAAGATATGTCCCATAAAGTTGATACTAATAGGTATCTAAATTTTGTTAATGGTGTGACCAGTCAACCATCCCAGGACACTGAAGCAATGATTTATCGTCTTCAGGAACTTGCCGGAAATGGAGCACAACCAGAAAGACTAATGACTGCTGCTGTTGGTTTGTGTGCAGAATCTGGCGAGTTTACTGAGATTGTAAAGAAGATGGTCTTCCAAGGGAAACCTTACAATAAAGAAAATGTCTTTCATATGAAACGTGAACTGGGAGATGTGTGCTGGTATCTTGCTCAGGCATGTATTGCTCTGGACACTACATTTGATGAAATACTTGAGATGAATGTTGATAAACTTGTCGGTCGCTATCCTGGTGGTCAATTCAATGTTCATCATTCCGAAAATCGTAAGGAGGGAGACCTATGACTAAAAAAACTTTTGTGACCAAGTCTGGAGATACTTGGGAATGGGAAGAGACTGAAGAAACTCGTAAGGCAGTAGAAAGATTGCACCGAGATATTCGTAAACTTGAAGAAGAAAACTCACCTGATTATGGAGTAGGAAAATGAAATTGCTCACACTTGAAGATTACCAGAAAGCCGGTGAAACATTCTGGCCAAAGTATTGGTACGTTGCTAAAGAACTAGGAGAAGATGCTAAACCTGAGCAAGTTCTCAAAGTTATGGAAGCAGTCGGTGGACTTGCACTTAGATTCGCACTAGAAGAAAAGGAAGGACCATTCGGATTCAATAAA